AAATTCAGAAGCTTTTGTAAATGAAGTTGTAAATTTATTTCAATCTGTTGGAATTAAATTTTATCCTGAAACAATTAAAAAGTTATTAGCAGGAGATGTTTTTGTTGACAAAAACAATAAGAAAGTAATTACATCTTTTGAAGATCAGTTTAATACTAAAAATGGTAAGTTTTCTGTATTACGTAATGGTATAGCACACTTATTGTCAACAGATAAAAATGTACATTATGTAAGTGGTACAGCTTCTCCTTTTCAAATATCTCAATTTACTGCAATACTAAAAGGATTATCTAAAGTACAAACAGTATATTCCCCTATTAAACCTGTATCTTCTATAAGAAGTAATGGTAAAACTTATACTGGGTTTCCACCTAAGACTATGTTATCTGAATTATTTTCTGATCTTCAGAGAAATGATTTTTCAGTTATTGACAATAGTGTTTATCAGGCAGGTTCATTATTAAGACAATGGATGGAGAATGAGACTTTTAAATCTCATATATCAGTAGAACCAATGTCTAATGATTCTTTAAGAAGGCAAGGTCAAAAGTCTTCAAAAGAAAGTGATATTGCATCTTCTTCTGATACAGACTATTGGAATACAGTATTTGGTTTATTTTTCTCAATGACTGATTCTAAGTTAAATCAGAAATTTGGTAATACTTCAATAAGATACAGAGTAGCTTCTTTCTTGTTTCCTGCATTATCAGATAAGAGTACATTTATTTCTATGAGATCTCCGGCATTTGATCTTAACTTTTCAGATGTAAAGTTATTTGATTTTACAGATGGTAAATTTACTTTTATACATTCTGATCTTATAAATTTAGTATATGACCAATTGGTAGTACCTGAATTAGCAAGGATTAAGAATCATCACCAACAAGCACTACTTGAAGGTGTATCACCAAATCATCTTGAAAACATACAACACTATAATTCTTTTGCTCAACTATTTAATTCTATACCTGAATTAAATAAAATAGGTAATGAGAATGGGTTGTTCATTCATCAAATTGCTCAATCTATGAAAGCAGGTAAATCAATAGCAAACATACTTATTGATTTTAAAGCTGCTTCTGTACAAGTACTTGAGAAACTAATAAGTCAGGAAGTTAATGATCTATTGGAAGTAAGAGATAATAATCAGATAAAGATTAATGATGCTTATAATGGTGATAAAAACAAAAGAGAAACTTCTTTTGAAAATGCAATGGTAGATTTTGTTATCAATAACATGATTGCAAAAGCAAATATTGATATGACTTTTGTTGGTGATCCTGCTTTATTTGGTGTCAAATTAAATAATGCTGATTTTCAAATTGATGAAAAAACAGGACTACCTGTTTATACTCTTCCTATTGATAATAAAATAGAAGTGTATGATAATGTTATGACTAAGCAGAATGTAAATATTGCAAAAAGACTTGCTCAATTAATTGCACCGGGTAATGAATTAGCAAATAGTAAAGGTAAAAAATACATTCAGGTATTTGTTGAAGATTTAGAATTGTCTGTTGAAAACATTGAATTTCTAATTGAAAGTTTTAATGGTAAGTTAGATATTGAAGCCTATGAAAAAGTAAAAGATGAAGATAAACTTAAATACTTAGCAACTACTCATCCTTATATTGCAGATTATCTAAATATTGAAAGTACTGATGGTCAAGAATATATAACTATTCATGAAGCACTAAAAAATATTTTTGGTCAAGGTAAACTTGAACAAGAAGAGTTTGATAGATTAATTGGAATTGCAAACAGTAGTAATCCTGTTTTTTCTCAAGAAGAGAAACAACTTATTATTAATACTTTTAAACCTGTTGCTGCCGGCTTTGTTAAATCTCAAAGGGGTGTAAACAGAAATATGTATGTTAAAAGTTCTGCTCTTGTATTATTTCCTGAAGTAACAAAAGGTCGTCAAATAAATGAGCTTAGATTACAAATGGAAAGAGCAGAAAAAGAAACTGGTCATAGTGTAAGAGTAGCTTATAAAACTGCTGTTAAAGTTGGTTTACCAACTCAATCTTTATCTATTTTTGATTCTGAAGGAAATATTTCTTCAGATTTAGCTACCAAGTTTGATACCATAATAAAAGAAGTAACTGATGTAAAGTCATTAACTAATTCAGAAAATATTAGTTCTGTAAAAAATGGTTCATGGGTAATGATGGAAGGTGGAAACTTTAGAATACAACAAGCTACACCTACAAAGAATAAAACAGAAATTAAATATCTTACTCAATTATTGAAATTGATGTTTGGTGATGGAGTAGTAGATATTACTGAAGATATGTTTAAAGGTATGAATGGTCAACAATTGCATGACTATCACCAACAAATTATGTTTGATTATATAGATTCTCAAAAACGTAATCTATATAACACATTGTCTTTGGGTAAAAATGGAGAATCAAGAGACCCATTAAAGACCATTAATAAGTTAAAAGAATTACTTCAAGATGAAGCTGATACAAGTTCATTTAATAATTCCGATTTAAAAGCTTTAGATATCGAATATAATCCGGTAACAAAGACTTTTGATTTTAATATGCCACTATGGATGCAATCCAATAGTACAAGATATGAAAAATTATTGATGTCAATAATCAATAATAGATTAAATAAACTTACTTTACCGGGTCATGCTTTTATTGCTGCTTCCAATGCAGGCTTTAAAAACGTAAATGATTTAACTGCTGAACAAGAATCTACTATTATATGGGTAGATCCTACTAAAATGCAAGGACTAAATGATCCTGCTAAGAGTAAAGTATTGATACCAAGTAAAATGCGTATTGATGGTAAACTTGTTGATCTTATGCAAAAAGATGAAAATGGTAAGTTTATTTATATTACTGAAAACAGAGAATTAGAAGATGGTAGTATTGTAGCAGGTTATTCAATAAATAAAGAAATGTTTGATGAAGATTTGTTTACAATTACTTCAACTCGTATTCCTACTTCAGGTCACATGTCTTCAGGTGTTGTACAGATTGCAGGATTTCTTCCTAATGTATCTGATGTAATGTATGTCCCTTCTCATTTGATTCCTCAAAAAGGTCTTGATTTTGACGTAGATAAAGAATATACGTTATTGTCTCACTTAGTAATAGATAACGATGGTAAAATAAGAAAAATCTCTTATGACTTCATTAGTTCTTTAGAAAAAGAGAATCAACAATACAGAGAACAAGTAAAAGCTAATTTAGAGGCTTCTAATGCTATTAAAGCTTATAATGAGTCTTTGTATGAGAAAGCTAAAAATGAAGAGAATAAGACTAAGGCAAGAGCTTTATACAATGAACTTAAAGTTAATGCAAGTGAAAGAAAGGAAAGGCTTAATGATGTTGCATTAATTAGAGAAAGAATAAACAATAACCTTTCTATTATAAAAGAGTATGGTCAAAAAGCAAGAGAAAATGAACTTGTAAATATTTATACTGCTGTTCTTGGACACTCTTCAATGAGATCAAGAGTAGCACAAACTGTAAATACTTCTCTTGCTAAAGCAAGTTCAGAAGCTATTAATGGTAATGTAAAAAATAAAAAACTTATTTCTTCATTATTATCTACTTATCAAAGAAGTATTGCAGGTGCAGGTAATATTGGTAAAGTAGCCATTGGTACATATAGTAATTTCATGGTTACATTATCTTTAATGCAACAAAATCCTCAAGAATTTTCTTTAGGTGAAGATATTGTTTTTGGATATTTAGTAAATGAAAATGGTAAATTAGCACCATTAACTTCTCTTCAAGAAAATAAACCCGGTAAAAAGAATGAAAAAAGAAGATTGTCAGTAATAGGTATGGAAAAACAAAATACTGCTACAGATAATCAAAAGCTTAAAATTCTTGATAGTGTTGGTATAAATGAGTTTACTATTGGTGTAGATGCAATGATGTATGCTTTGGGTATTGATACTGTACATGTGGATTCTATTAATCAAGACTTAATGGCATCTCACTTGTTACTTTCTCAACCAATTATCAAAGAGTATTCTGATAAGATGAGAAATTCAGGAGCAGTATCTACTGCTTATGATCCTGATCTTTCTAATAAAATATTAGAAGAACTACAAGAAAAATATGGATTTGTACTTTTTGATACAGATCCTAAATTACTAACAGGTCAAAACCTTTTTAATAATTTAAATTCTGATTCTTTATCAAATCCTAATCTTAATGCTGCTGTTCTAAGTTTCTTTTTGAAAATGAATATTGAATCAGCTAAGATGAATAGTTTTATTGGAATACTAAATGTTCAGTCTAAAGGGGCAGGTACTACTTATTTAGAATTACAAGATAAAACCGAAGCATTTTTAGAGTTATCTGAAGATTATGAAAAAGGAGCATATATTTCTTTACTTGGTGATTTTAAACATGAAAGTGATGAAGACTTTGAAAATAAAGAAGGTTATGTATTAGTAGAGAATTCAAATGGAATGATGTTCTTACCTACTACAATACAAGGTAAACTACTTATTGAAAGTTTAAATTCTGCAAATAAATTGTGGAGTCAATTCTACCCTTTTAAAAATGAAACATTTAAGAGAGTAATGAGACAGACTTTGAATACTATGCCAAAAACAAGTGGTAAAAAACAAAGACTTCAGAACAAAACTTTTGTATTGAATGAAATGATCAAATACTTTTATGGTTCTCAAGAACTTGGTTTTGAAATTAATAACCAAGAAAGATTGGAATTACTTGTTGAAAAAGAAGGTAATCAATCTTTAGCCGGGTATTTAAAAACTCAAATGGATAAGTATCCTGCTTTTGCGTCTAACAGGTTTATTTCAATTTTAGAACCAATAGTAAATAACTCAAGTAAATATTCATTGGTCCATACTAATAATATAAATGATTTAACTCCATTAGAAGAAGATGCTATTACAAATGGTATTTATGCTTTATTGAATAGTCCTATCAAATTAGATAATAGAAATGGTAAACCTTATAATACAAATAATTTAGTAGCAGATTTGATCAAGTATAACTATTTATTTAATGGTAATAAATATTCTCCTACAGGATTTTCTAAGTATATACCTTTAAATATTGCAAAGGCAATTGGTATTACTGAAGAAACAAGAAAATTTAATGCTGCATTAAAAGTTGATGATTTAGATACTTTAAACAAAATATTTGATTTTGATGCTAATGGGGTAACTTCTTTTACAAGGCAATTTGCACAAAACAATCCTGATAAAGTAAAAGGTGTTTCTCAAAGAGGAATAGCTTCTGCTACAACTACTACACAAATAATAAACGGTGTTTCAATGATAATACCGGAATCATTTACTGTTGCTGAAACAGATTCTTTTGCTTACTTTCTTAGTATCAAATTAACTGAAACCCCTGTTAATGGTAAGCCTTATGCCCTTTATGAGTATAATTTTGCAACTCGTCAATATGAAAGAATTAGGGTAAAAGGTCAACAAACTATTAGTGCTTATTCAGCAGATAATATTGTGAAGATTCCATCAAAGAATCCTGTACCACAAACAAGTGTAAAGTTTACAAATTTGGAAACTGCACTTAGTACTATTGCAAATGGTAAACTTGTACCTGATTTCTATAAGGAATTAGCAACACAACTACTTCCATTTATTGATCCTAAAACTTCAATTACATATACTACTTTTGAAAATAAAAATAACAATGGAAAGTACCTTCCATCTTCTAATGAAATACAGATTGCTGATCATTTATCTTCTTCTCAATTTAGAGATGAACATGCAGTAACTATTCTTAAAGAGTATGCTCACTCTATTACAGCAAGAGTAATAAATAAATATTTTGTTAGTAATACATTATCTTCAGGTGTAATAACATATACTTTAAAAGATCTTGATAATGTCTCAATGACACCTCAAGAAATTAAAGAATATAACATTATGAAAAGATTAAATGCTCTTCATAATGAAGCTAAAAAAGCACTTGATCCTTCAGGAGAATTTCTTAAAAACTTTGAAGATACAAATACATTAAATAGTATAAAAGATCAAACTATTAACTATGGTATAGTAAATATTCATGAGTTTGTAGAAATGATGCTTACTTCATCTGATTTTCAAAATGCACTAAATGAAATTCCATTTAAGAATACAGAAGATAGTATCCTTTCTAAGTTTTGGAAGTTGATTAGTGATTTGTTAAATGTATCTATACCGGGACTGAAATTAAATCCTGAAAGTATTACTGCTCAATCATTAGTAAATATCTATGATTTGTTACATAAAGCTGAAATTGCTGCTGCAAATTCAACTACTGAAGAACTTTCGCATTCTGATATAGCTACAGGTTCAGGTAGAAAATGGGATGGTGTTGGTAAAGATTTTTCAGAAAAAGTAAGGTTTGATATTACTGGTGTTGCGCCAAATAATAAAGATCCTAAAAAAGCTGCTATTGCTACAGATATAATTGAGTTTGGTAGAGATACAACCAATAGAAAATCAAGTACTAAAAAATATGGGGAAGCTGCTATTGCACAAGGAATACCTCGTAATTCAGGTAAATATAACAATAGTACTGTGGCATTTACTTCAACAAGTGGTAATAATGTAGCTACTGAAGAAGATATAAACAATACAGTTAATGAGATATTAAAAGTATTAATGGCAGGTGGTAGTATCATAATGGATAATAAAGAAAATAGAAATTCTAAATGGAATAAATCAGGAGAAGGTAAAGTTTGGGAATTACTTATGGAAAAAATTGGTGGTATAGATAAATTACAAAATATATCTAAGGATAAAGATTTTGTACAAGTTAAATTAAAAGATGCACCGACTGTAGAATTTGTATCTGAAATACAAAAAAGAATAGATGCTGCTAAATCAAGTGTATCTGTTAAAACTAATACTTCTACTAAAGAAGATGCTAAACCGATAACAGAACTTGAGATGGCTGCTATTGTTACTAAAGGACAAGACATTGAACTTATTCCTGTAGATAGTGATAAGAAAGGTTATCAGAATATAAAGAATCCTGAAATCACTTATGAAAGGCAAAGTGATTATGTAAAAAGAGTAAATGATGAGGATGCTATTGAACAAAATGATGATTTAAGAGCTGCACAAATACGTGGTAACTTTGTTGATTTATTGGCAAGAGATATATTTAATGATGAGATTGGAGATGTTCAAACTTATATTGATGAAGTTAATGAAAGAAGTAAAGCTGATGGTTCTAATTTTACACTTACTCTTGAAGATGAAGTGTTTGAAGAGTTAATTGATCAGATTGTAAGTGTAAAAAATGAATTGGAAAATAAAGGGTTTACTTTTTATTCACAAGATATTGTAGTATTTAAAAACTTTAAAGAAGAAACTAATGGTCATAAAGGTTTAGCCGGAGTATTAGATCTTTTGGTTAAAGGACCTGATAATAGACTTCACATTATAGATTTTAAAACTAAAACTCTTACTGCTAAGAACTTGAATAATACTGAAGTTGCTGTATTTGATATGAAAATGTTTGGTGATAAAATTGCTTTACCTTTAGTAGATAAATGGGGAAATCAACAAACTGTTTATTCTGAACTAATTGATGCTGATATTCAATCTATTAATGTACTTGCAATAACTGTAATACAAGAATTACAAGGTACAAATGTACATGTAATAGGAACAGAATTCATTACAGATTCTATCGCAATAAAAGAAGATTATGCTTCTCCTATGTCTGATAAAATTATTCAGTTAAAAATAAATGAAACTCTAAGAGATAAAGTAAGAAATGATATTGCAAATGATAGTTTAAATTCCTTATCTTTGTCCTCTGATGAATTACCTAATTGTATTTAATAAAAATAAAAAATATGTCTTGTACTTTTAATAATATTGAATCTGCTTTTAGAGAATCAAATCCTGAACTTGCAGATGCTTTAACTCAAAAAACATTAAGCTTATGGAGCAATTTAAAAAACTCTAATGTGTTTGACGTTAAAAGTAATGCTTTGAATTTAACACCTCAAGATGAAGTAAGATTTGCTCAACAAGAGAATTTAATAAAACAGTTAAATGATAGGTTTGCTGATTTAGTAACTGTTATAGATAATAAGATTTCTATAAATGGATTGGCATTCAATACATTAGAAGAACAAATGAGATATGATGATCAATTTCATAAAGAACTTAATGACGATTTAAAAAATGATTTTGATGCTGTTGCTCCACCAAGTGTAAATGAAGTATTAGGTGAAAATGCAGAACTAAATAGTTTTACTGCATCAAATATTTTATTAGGTGGTCAATCTAATGAATTAAATGACCAACTTAAATCTATGGTTTCCGAATTACAAAATGAAAGATTAAAACTTTCATTGGAAATGAAGAAAGCAACATCAGTACAGAAACAAGTATTGAGAGCAAAGATAGATAAGATAAATGAAAAAATAAGAACTTTAAAGATTCAAATTGATTCTTTTCCTATCAATATTAAAAGATCTCATTATACTCCTGCATTAGAACAAATGCTTGCACAATTAACAGAAAGAGTAGATAATTTTGATTATCAAGTTGATAATATAAGTAATCTTTTTGATAATTTAGATTTCTTAATTAAATTAAGAAACCTAGATGCAAGTAACCCTATTTATAATTTAGGAGAACTTGAAAATACAGAAATAGATAATTCTCCTTTAAATACACCGGAGTTAAAAGATGAAAGACAATATTTAAATGACAATATTGCAGATAAAGCAAACAAGCTGAAAGAAAGACTTGAAGTAAAAATGAAAGAGGCTCTTGAAGATCTTTTAAAAAATGATCCAATACTACAAGGTGTATCTCAAGAGATAAAAGCTGAAATGGAAGCTTATTGGAATAGAACTGCAACTCGTTCTGATATTGGAGATTGGGATGTTTATTATTTTTCTCCTTCAGGTTTAAAAGCAAGTAATGGTATTATACCTCAAGTTGCTTATGCAGAAGTTGCAAATAGTGATGCTCGTTATAATAGTTTAGCAGAAAGATTAAAGACAAAACTTAGAGCAGCTACAGATGCAGCAAGTTTAAAATTAATGGAATTAGGATATAAACATAAAATATTTGGAAGTTTTAAACCTAATTGGAATTTCTTCTTTGAGGTTAATAATTTAGGTAATGAGACAGGAAATATAATTAAAAAGTTTACCCCTACTTTTTATTCTAATCTGCAAAAAATAACAAATGAGTATTATGAAGGTTCTAAATTAGCAAGAAAATTAGCTACTCCTGCTCAAAGAAGAATCTTAGCAAATGCTAAAAATAAACTTCATTCTTTTTTAAGAAATGAATGTGTAGTAGTTGATATTGTAAGATTACCAATAGCAGAATCTTATATGTCAAGTGGTGAATTTGCTGATACACAACAAGGTGATCCTTTTTCAGGTGTAACTAAAGCAGATATGTTAGCTTATGAACAAGAACTAATTAGTTTATTAGGGCAAAGAGAATATAATAAATTAACACAAAGAGTAGCAAATACATTAAAGAATTATGAAGAATTAAGAAGACAAGAAATAAATAGTCAATTATCAAGTGGTCCAATGGACTCACTAAAACAAGATTTTATTAATGAATTTGAAGTTAGAAATAACCCTTTCAATTTATTTAATGTAATAAATACTCCTTTTACTGCTGATACAGTAGAAAGAACATGGTTAAATGGTGAAATACTACCACGAAGAAATGTAGCAGTATCTACTTTAAATGCTGCTAAAACAGGATATGACTATGCTTATTCTAATACTCCAACAAACTATTATAATGAGAGTTATGAGATTGCTGAAAGTCATCCTGCATTAGAAGAATTACTATCTACAATGGAAGAAATTTTAGAGATAACTCATCAACTACTTCCTGATAGTCTTCAGAGAAAAAAAGATGAACATTTTCTATTAAGAGCTGAAAGAACAATAAAGGAGATTATGTTAGATCCTAATCTTCAATTACATAATAAATTCAGACCTGTTGTAACTAAAATTTGGGATAACCTTATTGACTATTTCAGAGGTGCAGAAATCAGAGATCCTGCCCCTTTAAAACTAAAGGTAAATGCAAGTTTTATTGAAACCAATAAAAATAAGATTGATCAGGAATTTAATAAGTTATTTGCGGAGTTTATTGCTGTTGCAGATGTTAGTTCAGATTTTACAAAAACTAAAGTAAATGTAAACTCACTTAATGATGATCAATTAAGAATTATAGCAAACGCAATTAATGTTCCATTTCAATCAAGACAACAAATTATTACTGAAATAAATAATAAATTTGATGGTTCAAATTTAGACATTAAAGCTTTACTTAATCAAAAAGCTACTGATAATATAGTAAGATATAACTCTACTGATTTACCAACAGTACTAACTGCTTTGATAAATAGTACTACTTTATTTGCAGCTAAAGATGCTTCTTTGAATAACGTTTCATTATTACGTCATTTTTATAAACTCATAAAAAATCCGGGGGGATTATTAGAAAGAGAAAATGCAAATAAACAATTTGATGATTGGGTAAAAAGAGCAGTACTAAATTATAACTCAAGAGAGAAATTTGGTAAAATGACAGACAAAGTATTAACGACAGAAGAAAAAAATATAAAGAAAAAACTACTTAAATTAATATCAGATTTAAAAGACCAAAAAGATGTTATAAAAAGATCAAATATTAATCTTGTTCAAAAAGCAAATAATATTGCTACTATTGAGAAACAAGTTAAATCTTTAGAGAAAGCTGTTAAGGTAATGGGTAAACCGGCATACTTTTCTCAATTCTGTTTTTATTTATTACAAGGAATTGGAAGAACAGTAATGATTGGTGGAAAATGGCTTAAATTAATAAAAAATACTGTTGATAATTTAGCTACAGTATCAGCATATTCTTTTTCAGGAACTTATTTTCAAAATAAAAGTATTGCTGATTTCAATATGTTTGGAATGCTTAACTCATGGGCAAGAAGAAAATTAAGTCCATCAAAAACAACACATCAGCAAATAGCAGGTTTGTTATTTTATGATTATGATTTTTTTCAAGATGGTTCTATTGAAGCAAAAGCAGGTAAAGGTTTTGAAAGAAAGAATATGTTTTTCTCTTCTTTAAAAAGTTTTTGGGCAGCTACAAGAATACCGGATTTCTTTTCTCAATTTATTGTTGTAGGTGTAGTTTCTAAAGAAACTATGGTTCAAGGATTTGAACAAGATATAAATGGAAATTATACTATTCCTATACAAAAAACACTACTTGATGTTTTTGAAATTGTACCATCTCCACATAACCCTAAAGTTAAAATTAAAAGATTAATAAAAGGTTTTGATACACCTCATAATATTGAAAATTGGATAGATAATAATGGTCAGGATTTTTTTGATTATAGTAATAAGATAAAACAACTAATTAAAAATATAAATGGTAATACAGACCCTTTAGATGGTGTAAGTGCGCCATATAAGTTTATTCCTGCTTTAGCATACCAACTTAAAGGTTGGATAATGCCTCAAATAACAAATACTCTTACTGAAAGACACTATGATTTGTTTACAAAAACTGATCGTGAAGGATGGGCGCATAGTAAATTTGGGATTGTACCTCATGCTCTTGCAGGAGCATGGTTTTTAGGGTTAACAGGAATATATGGTGCAATGTTAGGTGTAGGTATTTCAGTTGCTTATAAAGCAAAAAAGACTAAGAGCTTTTCAGTAACCCCTTCAAATCTTTTAGATGGTATAGGAGATTTAGGTATTTTAACTTTGGCAATAGCTTCAAGAATGGTAAGCTTACCTATAAATATGGTTAGTCCTTTAGTTACCGGTAAACAAGCAATGGATATTTTTCCATTTGGTGTAGAAGCTTTTATGAATGAAAAACTAATGAAAAAAGGTGGTTCTGATACTGATATAGCAAGTTTTAAATTTGCAGCAGGATCATTGAGTAATAGTCTTTTAGCACTAATAATGTATTTAGGAATATCAATGAGGTACTTTGATGATTGGGATGAAGAAGATGTTGTTTATGCAGGGAAAGTAGGTATGATAAGAAAAGCATTAATATATGCAAAAAATACGGCACAAGATATTTATGAGTCTTTAAATTCTCTTGCTTTTACTCCCGGACAAAGTATTACTTTAACTGGGGTAGCAATAGCAAAATTATTTGAAGATTTTAAAAAGTTAATGACGTATATGAATGATTTAACTGTAGGAGTAACACATTTTTCTACAGGTAGAAATGCAGGTAAAGCTAAAATACCTTATGCTCTTTTACAATTAATTGGTCAAACATCAATTCAAAATTTTGGACAACAAAAACCGGGTTATTTACAAGGTCCATTTACTAAATGGTTAGATCATTATTACAACCCATTAGAGTTTAAAAAAGAAGAAATAAAAGTAGAAAAAGCAATAAATAAAAGTACCTATGGTCCTGCTATTATGGAAGAAGAACAAGAAAGAATGAGACGTTTAAAAGGGTCTGAATGGAGAAAGGATAAAAATAATATAAAAGCGTATAAGAGTAGGGTAAGAAAAAGATTATTAATTATTAATGCTGATGATCCATTAATTAAACAATTAAATGAAGATCTTAAACTTTTAAATGACCAATAGCTTTTGACACAAAGCAAAAATTTTTTAAAGGGTAACACAACTGTTACCCTTTATTTTTTAAATAAATTCTTTTACCCAATCTTCATGTTTTGTCGAAGCAAATAATTGATTTCTATTCCAAGTACTTTCTACCCAAGTTAAAATATTTTTAGTTATTTTATAGATTTGTGATTCTTTTTCACAACATACAGTAACATATTTTTCACTATACTTTTTTATTTTATCAATTCCATTAGCTTCTGTTTGATATATTTTACCACTTTTAGATAAGTGACTTCCTCTGTGTTTATGAGGTTGATAATATAATCCTGTAGGAACATGTTTCATTTTATAGAATTCAGTTTTCATTGTGAAATGCTATTTTTGTTTAAAATTCTTAAAAATTGAGTAGAAATATTAATTGTTTCTGAATTAAATTTTTCTACAAATTCTTGTGCAGTATAAACAGTATCTTGTTCTGTTGCTTTTTTAATAAATTGTTCATCTGTAAAATCAAATTCAAAATCTTTTGTTATATCTACTAAGTAAAATAAGTAATTGTCCATTGTTAATTTTTATGTGTAATTTCGTAAAATTTGTTTTGCTTTTTTAATATCTTGTAATTCTTTAGAAGTAAGAACTTTCTTCACACATTCAATATTATTACCCATAGGTCTTGATGCCCTTTTCTTTTAGCAATTTAGCCAACAGTCGACTTGCTGATGTATTCATATCAATGATAATAATTTATTTGACCGCAATATTTACAAACCTCATGTTCTAACTTTTTAGGTATATATCCTTCATACCCTGGACATCCAGTAATATCAAAAAGATAACTTTTTTCATCTTTTGGAGGACTTTGTTGCATTGCTTGCTTTACCTCTTCTTGTTGCTTTTTAGTTTGTGCCATTTGTCAATAAATAATAGGTTGTGAATAATTGGATATAGTGTAAAACTTGATCAAATCCTACACTTACAAAGAAGTTATGTACATCTCCCGTTGCCCATAATTTAGCATTCAATCTACTTGTAAAGTAGTCTGTAATTGTGTGACATATAAAAGTAATCCCACCAAATAGAAATGACAAATAAACATAAACATAATATGGTACATGGGTTAAATTAATGCCAAATAAAATACAAGAAGTAAATACCCAAACTGAACTATAAGTTAGCGTATGTCCCAATAAGTCGATCCAATTTTTGGATTTTCCCTTTGCTTGTTTGTCGGTTTGCAATACAAAATCACCTATCCAGTGGAATATGATTATTGTAAAAATTTCTGTTAAAGTCATTTTAATTCTTTAAATTGGTTGTGTAATATTCATCCCCTTCTTCGTCTTCTTGTATTGCATAAATCGGAATAATACCCGATACCGTTCCTATGTCCCCATAAAAAAGACTTTTTGTTGATTTTACTTTGTCTCCTATTTTCATAATTTTAATTTTTAGTTCTATAATCTCTTTGATGCATAATAACTCTTACTACTTCTTCGTTAGTAGCAAATCTGTAGGTATCACCATAAGGATTATTATTAAGATACTCACATAGTTTTTCTTTTGCTTCATCAGCATATTCTCCTGAAAAATCATTTCGTATCCATTTAGAAACATCATGTATTGGTTCTCCTTCTTTTGTTCTTGTATTTGAGTAATACCCTGTCATTATTAAACCATCTGACATATAAATAAGACAACAAGTATGTTTTTTTGGTATTGCCTCTTTAATATATCCAATTTTAAACATAACAGTAGATAAATAACCACTCCTTTCTACCATAGGGGTTCTTTCTTTAATGGTAGTTTCTTTGACAATATATTGTCCTGAACCTTCAAAATCTTTTGGTTTGAAGATTGTTTGTTTCCATTCATACATCATTTTATTTTTTTTTAAATTTTTCAAACATTTCAGTAACGGTGTATTTCATACTAAAACCTTCTAAATTCCCTTGTAAAGAATCATCATCTAAGTTAATGTTACCATCAATAGAACAAATTTTTCTTGCCATATTAATTATTTGTATGACTTCTTCTTCACTATACATTCTTTCAGATTGCCACTTAGCACCTTTAATAAACATTGATTTTTCTCTGTCACAATAAGGATGTGTTATGCTTTCACAATTTATTTTAGCAGCTTCTTCAAAAGTTTCTTCTTGAAACTCATGAGCATATTTTTCTTCTAATTGTTTTTCATATTTTTCAACAGATTGTTTAGGTTCTTCTTGTTTTGTCATTTTAATAGCACAAGGTTCACATTGAACTGCTCTTTTATCTCCCATAAATTCTGTTTTACAAGTTACACAAGTACATCCATAACTTCCGGGGGCATAACCTCCAATAGGGTATTTAGGTTCTATTTTTATTAACGTTTCATTCCAATCATAATATAAATCAGGGAACTTTCTATTTAGTTCATTAGCTAAACCCAATGCTTCTTTTTGAGTATTAAATTGACCTTTAATAACATGGATTCCATTTTCTACACCAACAGTATTGTAGTAGATTTGTTTAGATTCTTCTTTTGGAATGATTATTTTATATTTTAATTCTTGACAACAAATCTTACAATAATCATTTTGACAAGTTAATTTTTCACAGTAAGGTTTAACTTCAACCCCCTCACAGCTTGGATTGTAAACATACCACTTCAAGAAATCATCATCAATGGCTTGTATTCCATCAGCGATTAATTCTTGGTCTGTTGTTAAGATGATTTTTTTAAAAAACTTTGTACCATGTAAGCCATATCCTACGGCTTTTTTAGTATTATACTTACCAACTCCCCCATTGGTATAATGATTTTCTAAAAGAATACACCATTCATCATCTCCAATATGTTCATCAGATGTGATGTATAGATTTTGATTAATTAAATCATCTTTAACAATATTAGGGGTAACAAAATCACTGGCTGAAATATTTAATACTCCTTTATAAGTGTGTAACCTACTTGGTTTATCTGTTGGTAATACGTGTATATTTTTCATGTTGTTTTGTTTAAAGTTATCGGGCGAATTTGTTTCAAATTTTGAATGATAAATCATACCTTATCAGGTATAATATACCTTATTGAGTGATAAATCATACCCTATAGGGTGTTTAAAAAGTGCTAGCAAGCTATAATCAAAGGTCTTAGAGTATTACTCTACCAAGTCACAGTTTAGTCGCTGCTGCTACACTAGCACTTATATTTTAAGCTTCTGTTTGGTCTTCGACCGTTGCATCTGGAGCATTTTTCATGACAGAAGCGATACCATTTTCGCGTGAAGCTTCGCTTTCATACATTTCACTTGTTCCAATGATTTGACCATTTCCAGCTTTTAGGTTGAAATAAGGCCTGTCATTCTTAGAAGTCAAACGATCATAACGACCATCTTCAGTTGAATTTTTCTTCACGGACTCTATGCCATTCATACAAGCAGCTTTGGTTGTGTAGGCTTTTGAGCCAAGAATTTCTTGTCCATTACCGGCTTTTAAGCTGAATTGAAATTGTCCATTTTTTCTTGTAGTTAATACAAATTTACCTAATCCTTTGAGGACTTCTTCAGTTGTAGCTAAAGATGAAACTGATTTAGATGAATAACTATGAACATCATAAAATTTAATTATTTCATTTGCATCATCAATAGTAATAGTTATTTTATTTTCAGTATTAAAAAAATCATTTCTTGTTAACTTTATTTTTTCTCTTAATTGCTTAATTAATTTTTTCATGTTTTTATGTGTTTTCACTCCAAAATTGGTGTAATTGATCTTCTTGTTCTACTGTTAAGTCTATTTTAAGAACGTCATTAATAAAATCTATACAAAGGTATTTTGCAACACCAACAGAAATCATTTCATTGTCATTTATTTGAATATTATTATTTACCCAAGGCTTTTTTGTTATAAAGAACCCTTCTCTATTTACCACATGATAACCGGGTAATATCCAACATGTTTCCTTATCACCTGTTACTAATGTCCATACAAATGTTTTATTACGATTTGAAATCTCGTCAAAACTAGCAGGATTTATTTCAAATAATGTATTTTCATAAGCATCTTTTTCAAAACCTTGTTTAGCAGGATTTTTAATGGGTTTATAGTTCTTAAAAAACTTTTTTAACGATATTGTTTTCATGATTTTTATTTACATTTGTTACAAAAGAATATTGTATCCCCAAGAAATAATTTTTCATCAAGATATATAATTTCTGTATAAATATTGCTAATACCATAAGTATTCATTGTGTATTTATATTTTCCATAATCATCAGGATTTTGAATAATAGTTGATTCTATAATTATACCATAAGGTTTATCTTTAGTAGTAATAATTCTACTACCACAACTACTAAAAAATATAGTGATAAAGAATAGTAGTAAAAATTGTTTTATGTTTTTCATTATGTTTAATTTTCATTTATATTAATAAATTGTAATTTTTCAATTGTTTTAATATTTGTATTCATAGGAACTTCTCCTACTAATTTACCTTTAATAATAATTTCAGAATTATCAGGAATTTTATATAATAAAGATTGATTTTCAGCATCTTCCCAAGAAATTGCTTTTATTTCCGGACCAAACCATCTTTCTTCATTATGAGTTATTGGGTCAATAATGACTATAAGTGTTATATATGTATCCATTATTTTTAATTTTGAGGTTAGGACAGGACTCGAACCTGTAACTTCTTTATCATAAAGAGTGCCATTAGCCGTTATCTCAACCTTGAGGGTGCTGCGTTACCAATTACGCCACCTAACCACCGTATCTTATTCCTTAATCAGTTCTAATATTTCATTATAACATAAATTAATTTCATTTTGCTCACTTTCTCCATCTTCAATATTATCAATACATAATTGAAAAAGATCAGTTATTTCTTCTTGATATAAAGGATGTTTATCAATTGAATTAGTAGCAAACTTTTTTAATTCTTGAATTGTCATTGGTTTTTAGTTTTAAAAATATAAATCATTATATTCATAATTAAAATATTCTTCATTTGTTCTTATTGGAAGTTCTAATTCCCCATCAAATTGTTCTTCAGTAATATTACTTCCAAATTGTAAATTAAGGAATCTTACAAAAGAAGGTTTTATTTCAGGATCTTTTTTTAATACATTTATAACATATTGTCTTTGTTCCATTGCTTCTTTAGATCTTAATTTACCATTAAATAGTAATTCAATATCTTCTCCAGAATACATTTTAGAATACTCACCATTGATAAATTTGTAAAAAGCATCTATATTTTCTGATGGAAATTTTAAGATTATCATGTGTAGATTTCCATTTTTAATGTCATCGTAAACATAATCGGCTACAAAATAACCCTCTTTTTTTAATCTTTCTAAAGCATTTAAAAATCTTCCTGTTTGTACAGAAGTATCTATTAAGAAAAACAAACAGGGGAATTCTGTTCCCCCTGTTGTTTTAGTATAAATCACATCTCCTATACAAACTTTAACTTTATGTAATTCTTTTACAATAAGATCAACGAATTCGTTTCCGTACTTTTTGAGGCAAGGAAATAGATAACTTCTCGTGTTGTTGCTCTCCATAATTTACTTGTTTTCTAATTTTAATGTCATTGTTCCACAAAGATAGTTCTTTGTTCCAATCTTTGTCAATAGTCTTTTTAATAAAATTAAAGTTTGCCATTATTTTGTGTTTAAAGGTTAATATTTTCCCTGACTTATAGGAATTTTAAAGTTATTTTCTACTATATCTTTATCTACTTTCCACTCGTTATTTTCAAGATGCCACTTGTATAAATAAAACAGATTATTAAAACCTAATCTTTCTTTTTTAACTAATACAGTTTCAACACATAAATCAGTATGGCCAAAATAAGCATATTCATAAGCTTGAAGATCTAATTGATATTCAATTACAATATGTGGTTGATTATTATTTTGATATAAGAAACTAAACTCTGTTGTGTAACCGGTTAAATCTAAATTTTTAAGTTCAGATGTAGCAAATAAGTTTGGATCTGCAATTGCTTTTACAACAGCTAAGTTATATTGAGCAGCTTGAATATCATAACCTAAATAGTTATAGTTCTTCATAAAGGATTGAAATCCTGTTTTTGTATCATATACATAAACTTTTTGAGTTTTCTTATTTATGACTAAAATATCAAGTAAAACTTTTAAGTTTATACCATCTAATTCAAAATAAATAGGAACTTGATATGCAATAATTAAATCATTACCATCTTGTAATTGCTCACAATTTTTAAACCCTAATGCTAAAGAATTACCCATTTCAAATTCTGAAGTAGTTAATACTGTTTTATTACCTGCTTGAATTAAGAAATTATAAAAATCTTCCCCCTCTTTAATAATTTTAGCTACTAAAGTATCAGGTTTCATGTTTTGATAGTAATTTTCTCTTACACAAGCCTTTAATATCTCTTCAGATGAATCTTCTAAGTTTTTACCTTCAGTAGTGTCATAAACTAATTTAAGTACACTATACATCTTATCAGAAGGTTTTTCAATATCTGAAGCTAAATAGTTATTACGTATGTAATCATCATCAAATCCTAATATGTCATCTACTAAAGAACCTATCAAAAAACTTTCTTTCTCTTCAAAATATAAAACAGGATCTTTTATGTTATTAAAACTCTGAATTCCATATCTTAAAGTTTTTAATTTACTTTGGTTTAATCCGGGATGGTTTCTGTAATCGTCAATCAACTCCCGATTTGCTTTTATTATCATTTACTTGTTTTAAAATATTCATAAAATCTTCAAACGGCATGATTACCATGTCATCTAGTTTCCCTCTTCGTTTTCCTTTACCTACATCATGTCTATGAATTAATAGAGTGGGTAGATTTAGACGTTCATGTATATAAGGTTTAGCAATTATGTTTTGTAATACATAATCAATTTCCTTTCTATAATTAAGTCCTTTTGGATATCCTGATTTAATTTGGATATTAAAAGGTACATTGTCTAAATCTATCCCACAACTATCAAGTAAGGTAGAGGTTTGCCTTGTAGTCATACAGAAAGGATACCAATCCTTTAATTGATTGGCAAAATATCTTTCTGCATTATGACCTTTAGTTCTTACATTCATTCAATTAAATTAATAATTTTTTCTCTTAATTCCTCTTGGTCCATATAAGGATTTTTTAACCTTATTATTTTAGTTTCATAATTTCTGTAATGGTCAAATAACTCAATTATTTTTCTAGGTACAGGTACATAATTAAATAAATGCACCATTCTTAATTTTACCCAATAATCTATGTGCATATATCTTACCCCATCACATACATAAAAAGGAAGATGTTCATAACTATTCAGTTTATAAGAACGTCTTAATATATTCATACAAATAAATTTAATAATGGACTTAAATAATTAATTTGAAAAGGTATTCTTTTAAATACATGTGGTTGACTTCTTTTAGAACAAATATTAACTACTATATTTGACATCATTGCGCCAATCATAGATGCCATATAAGTTGTTTGTTTAAATGTACAAGGTAATGGTTCAATTTCAATATCCAAGCATAAAGAATCTTGATAATTTTTCATATCTTCTTCATTTCTACTTACTGCAAAAATATTAAAATGTTCAGGACCTAATCTACCATCCATAAAATATTCAGTAGTAACACCTTCCTGACAAAAACTATCAAAAATAAGTTGTCTTGCTTCCATATTATCTACTGCTGAAACAACAATATCAAAATCATTTAAATAGTTAACAGGTATTAATTCAGATACTTTATGTTTCATACCTATAAATTGTGTATTACAATTAAAGTAATCCAAAGTTGCTTTTAGTGCATCAACTTTATTTTGTACACGATCTTCATTATAATTTAATAATTGTCCTGCTGTATTTACAATATCAACAGTATCATTATCCATTACAATTAACTTTTTAATATTACATCGTGCAATATTAAAAGCAAAATGAGATCCTATTCCTCCTGCACCAATAAGTAATATTTGTAACTTTGATGCTTCTTCAAACCAAGAGGCATCTTTAAATCGTGTTGTATCCATTATTTAATTTCGTTAAGAATTTCAATAAACATTTTTACTCCCTTTTTATAAATGTATCTTCTAAGATAAAGAATTACATTATCTAAAAACTTATCATTGTTTTTTTCATAAGGTTCAACTAAAGAATTAATACGCTCAATATCCTCATCATCATATTGACCATGAAGATATTGAATATTGATTTCTTCCATTACATCAATTATAGTATCTGACATAGTGAATTCTTTCAAAAATTCTTCAACGAGTATCTCATTAGTTGAAACAGGTGCTTTTACAGTAGTATTATAATTTCCACGATATATATCAGCGTGATTATATGCTTTTCCTTTTTTGTAATTTTTAGAATTTTTAGAATATTCTTGTTCTTTAATTTTTCTTTCTTCTGCCAATTTTAAATTGTGATTAGTAATTAACTGTTCAACTTCCAATTCAAAAGGTGTTTTAGTTCTTTCAATTGTAGTAATATTACAATCAGTAACACAATATGAAACAAGTTCTTTTGAATGTGTAAATACAACATTTAAAGAGTTTTTAAACTCAAATGGTACTTCAGTTTTTGTATAAGAACAAAACTTAGCTTCAAAATCTAATCTATTATTAACTATTAAAGAAAAATAAGAATTATGAAACTGTGACATTTGATATAAATCACTCATATCCTCCCCTGAAAAGAATACTGCCATTGTATTATGAGAATGTATTTTTCCTTTACAACAACTAAACAACTCTTTATTTGCCATCATATAACGAGGTATTTCTTCCCCATGAACAAATTCAGTATATGTTTTTGTACCAATATCAATTGGTAATAAATCTTCAACTGAAAAATGGTTATTTGCTTCATCATATTTGTAAAATATAATACCTGACCATTCTAAATCCGAAATATATGTGTTTAAAACAATGATTTTATCCAATGCCTTTTTTGTAATAAATACATTTTCTTTTGTTTCAGATTTAATTATGTTTTGTGACTGATTAAAAAGGGACTGATTGTTCGAAGGAAAGTTCTCCTTGTTCTCTTGTTGCACCAACTTGTTCTGTGTTGTCTTGATTTCTGGTGCGAATAGCTCTTTTATATTCATCTGTTTTAATGTTTTGATAATGATGAAATGATTTTTTTAATACTGCATCTAAATTTTCAATATTTAATTCCGGTGGTTGCATTTCAGAAATTAATTTTGAAGGATAAATTTTTAAACCTATAGGTAATGTACCTAATTCTTTACGATTACCAATAAACTGATTATTCAATTTACTAAAATATAAACCGGGATATTTTTCTATTGTAATTATTTCTTTTGCTGAAGTAGGTGTTCTAAATATTATATCTCCGCATGAAACTACAACACGAGTAATTTTTATTAGTTCAATTGTGTCTTCTTTACTTAACAATCTTCTATATTGAATAGGAGGTCCAAATAAACAAGCATCATTTGAATTCATAAGTTTTCTATACGGTCCACCTTCTAAATCCTCATATTTTAAATAATTAAATAAAGAATGAATAAAAAGAGGAAGGGTTTCTATTGTATTTGCTTTTAAATTGCTTTTTAAATAATATCCTATACAAAAAATTGAATAATCATTAATTTCACCAAATAAAGGGTCTAAATGACTATGTTTATAATGATTATGATATTGTTTTTCAGACATTAAATCAACTTTACCTAGAATCTCAGTGAAAAGATGGTAAAGATTGCAATCTTTATATACTTTAATACCAAATTTTATACTAAGTCTTTTTACATCCGTTGATATATTAAAAATATTAGATACCTTTAGAAAGGGAATATAAATTGTTATGTCATATCGATAATGGTTACAATCTTTGTTTGGATTTATAATTTCAATGGAATGTTGGTACTTATACAATAATTTTTTTAATATTTTATTTACTTTTTTTCTTGGGTCTTCCATATTTTAGTATTAAAAATAAGAGGAGATAGAAATCTATCCCCTCTTTGTTAAAAAATTAAAAATTAAACATTGGTTTTATAAGTTCTAATACCTTATTAACATCTTCTTCACCTTCAATAGCTACTTGATTAGATAACATAATATTAAATTTATCAAACTTATGTTGATACAAAAATACTCTTGCAATTTCTGCTTTTGTTACAAAAAAAGCAATTGTAGTATTTACTTTTATCAACTTATTATCTTGTTTTTCATCTCTTACAGTACCTTTCATCACTTGTTCAACTTGTAAATATTCTTTACACGATGAAACTGTTAAGGTCTGTTCTGAAACTTCTAAACTTTCACCTGCTTTTAAAGCATACGGATATTTTACTGTTATACCCATTATCCTTCTCTTTTTAGTTTCTCATAAATAGAGTTTAGCTTTGCTTTCAGATTGTAATTGTAAGAATTAAATACACTAACCCAACCTCTTATTATACCTTGAAGAGTTGGTACCCCATCTTTTACAAAAGGGTGTACATCTTCAGAACTAACATAATCGGTATGTGCAATTTCATTCAACTTGTTAAACAAGTCTGTTGAACTAGCATTGGGTGTAGCATTTTTAACATTGTTGCAAATTGCTTCACTTTTTGGAGTACATTCTCCTTTTGTTTTTACAACTGAATTTTCTGTTTTAAATTCTTCAATCATTTCTGTTAATGTATCATTAGAGATTCTTGTAAAATTCTTAAAGAATACTTTTGCATCAGGATACTTTTCTACAAATTCATTAATAGTACTGTAAAGTTCTTTTCTGTCTGCTCCTGCTGAAGTTTTAACTTTAGGCATAATAAACAGAGTAAAATCTTCTTCCGGTAGAACGGATTCAGGAAGAGATAATGTGTTACAAGTTTCACCTATCATAAGGTTCATATCTTGCAATTTACCATACTGCTCCCCTAATTGATCAACAAGTTCTTGTCTTGTTGTTGCTGAAGATTCAATTACTGTTGCAGTTGGCATGAATGTGGAGGAGATTACGATCTTTCTCATTGTTAAATCAAATTTTGAATGTTACGAATAAATTTATTTACATCTTTTTTCTTACCTTGTTCTATTGCATCTGATACATTTTTATAATTTTTCATTATGTACACATGAACATTTTTTTGTGGGTAAGCACTTATAATAAACTCTTTCAGTTTATTTGCTGCTAATATACCGGGATTGTCATTATCAAACATGATAATAACATTATTTACCCCTTTTAGAAAAGAAAGTAAAGTTTCAGGAATCATACCTTCATTTTGAAACCAAATACAATATAAATTATAGATATATTTACAAATAATATAATCTTTTGCTGATTTTTGTATTATAAGAGTTTCAATATTAAAAGGTAAATCATTATCTCCGCTTATTATATTAGGAACATTGGAAATCCATTTCAATTGTTCATTGAAAGGATTATAAATTTTAATATAATCATCTACTAATAAAGAATAAGATAATTCTTTTGGTCCAACATTATAAGAAACATACTTATTACGTTTTTTTGAAAAAAATCTAAACCATTCATTTGAATGTATATTTTCTTTTTCTAAAAAAGAAGATTTGATTTCATATTGTTGCCAATAGTTTTTATCAAATACAGTCCATTTTCTTTTTTTAGTAGTAATATGATTAAATTTGATTATTGGATTGTTTGTTATTACACTTGTGAATGAAGTAGGTATGTCATTTAAATCGTGGTATGTTCTATGAGTTTTAATTGGGTCACCAAAATCTATAAACATCAACACATTATTTACCCATTTAAATGAACATTTAGGATTACTATCCTCTCTAAAAGGAGAACAATAATACCTATTAAGATCAATCTTCTGACCTAATTTCTTTTCCCACATTTGTAACTGATCAATATTTTCTTCATTATAGCCATACATATTTAAAAAATTTATAAAAAAAGAGAGAGTTAAATTAATAACTCTCTCCAAAATGACTAGACTAAAACAAAATCTATATTACCAATCAGCAGTACCAGTAGTAGAACTTGCTGAACTATTACTGAATCCACTTGATTCAGTTCTTTGTTGAGTTGCAAAATTACTATTTACAAACCACCCATTTCTTTTAATGGAGTGTACTACACCTTCCTCATTTACATAAGTTAAAGCATTAGGATCTGTATTATCAGGGTTCTCTTTTCTTACTTGAGTAAAAGTTCCTTCTTCACTTACAGCCAACCAAGGACCTTGTTTGAAATTCTTTGGTATTTGCAAGAATGTAATTTCATTATTACCTGAAAGTTGCCATTCATATTGCAAAAACAAATCCAAATCAATTTCACTAAAGTTCTTTGGTAACAATGCAGCACTAATGTTAGCATATTGTTTGAAACTCGCAATAGGAGTTGCAAATGCTTTTTTCAATTCATCTTTATCAATGAATCTTGAAAGAATATGTGTAATTGTACTATTTAACAAACCTATTGCTGCTTGAAAAGCAGGATGTTTAGGGTCTGTTATTTCTGTTTTACCTTCAAAAGCTTTTGTTACAGGAAACAATCTCATTCTCATGTGAGAATCACCTTTTGAAAATTCTACATCAATACAATCCCCTTCTGTGTTTCCTGCCCCACCTTGAGAATTGTATTCAAATTTTGTCATTTTTACTCTTTGGTTTAATCCAAAAGTAAAATCTCCTCGTTTAGAGGAATCATCAGCATAACCGTACATATATATAATTTTTAGTTACTAAATTAAATTTCTATTTCAAACTCATTTGCTAGAATAGGAAGTTCTTCTTCTTCTCTAATTAGATTTTGTTCTTCTTGTGTAAAATTTCTTGATACTTCTTCTACAGCAACTAAATTTGTTACTTGAGGGGTATCAAGAATATCTGTATTTTCTTCTAAATCATCTACTAATACAAACTCATTAAGAGAAATTTTAATAGTTGACAACAAAGGGTGCATTAATAATTTTTTTGTTGACGTTTTACTAAGACCATAAAAACTCTGAATAGAATTTCCTGTCTCAGGATCATAACCTTTTTGGTCATCAAACTTTACAAAGTTACCACTTTTTAGTAATTCAATAGTCTTTTTTAATGAAATTTCTTGCATTTTTATTTAATTTAATTATTATACTTATTCACCACATCTAATACAAGACCTAAATCATTAGGTATGTATAATTCTTCAAACATTCCTGCTGGTGATTTAGCAGGATATTTACCATCAAAATTAGTAACAAACTGTTTTAATACTGTTTTATCTTCAGTAATTTCTTGTTTACCGTATAAAACAATTTCAAACTTACCCTCTACAGTAATGTAATTTTGCCATTATATTACTGTATTATAATTTCTTTTTTATCTATTAATCACATAGAGAAATTATTGCTTAATATTTCTATTAAGATTAGACTATATCTTCGTTTTTAAACCCCCATTAAGTATTAAAAACGTTCACCGTTTCCAAAATTATTTGATTAGAATAATAATGTACTCCCTCACAACAAGGGATAGTCGTTGAACTTTATTCCCATAAGGAATCTTAGCTGCTGATTGCCCAATTCTTCTCTCTTTTACTATACTTATATCATTACTGTATAAGGGAGTGTAGAAGACTCTAAGGGGTTTCCAGTCAATTAGATGAATAATGGCACAAAATTTACCATACTTCCAACTGTTTTGAACCTATAAGATATTGTATCAGAAGAAGAATCTTTATATTCTTCATAATGCGCCATCATTATAATATTCAAATCAGCAGACAAATCTTCAATTGCATTAAAGATTTTACCCATAAAGTCACCAATTTGTTTGAAAGTATCAAATCCACCTTTTAAACTATTACTCATATAATAGTCTTGCATCACATAGTTAAAGTCATCAAGAACAATATTCTTAATATCTTTTCTATTTTCACCTATCCATTTTACTAATTTGGCAATATCATGTCCATTATTACTAATGAAATAATTACCTTTATCAGGTGGCAAAGATGTTGCTAATTGATATTGAGATTTCCATCCGGGGAAAGGTAATCCCTTTTTTGTTGCGGATATAACAAAGGTTTCTTTTGGGTTAAGACCTTTGATTTTTAAAGTTTCATTTCTACCAATTGAGGTAGATTTCCCAAATCCGCTTTGGGCAAGTACTAAAATTTTTGCCATTATAAATGTTTAAAATGAATATTACTACCATTAAATCTCAATGGTAATTGTTGAGGACACTCTGCTTCTCTTGCTTCCACAAGATGCCATGATAAATAATCAGGTACATCTTTTAACTCTACACCAAAATGTTTTTTTAAACCTAATGACTTAGCCGGATTAAATAATCCTATTAAAACATTTGCATCTTCAGCTAAATTACCTGAATCTTTTATATCCGTTGAATTAGGTGCTAAAAATTCAGTATTAAACTTAACTCTTTGAATATCATCAAGATTTCTATTACTATGAACTACATTAACAAAAGTATAGTTACAAGTATTTCTTAATGACACTTGATAATCACTCATTTTATCCATGTTTTCTTTTATTGAAAACCCTCTTTCTGATGATAATTTTCTAATGTGATCTATTACAATAACGGTGTATTTTTTAGAATCTTTTGGTACATAACCAGTAACTCTTTGTTTTGTAATAATTGATCCATTTTCTTTTGTATCATAAGATTCTCGGATAAACTCTCCATCATCTTCTGCGTGTTTCTTAAGATAATTTAATATTCCTGTAGGATTGATTCTATCTTCAATAAATTGAATGATACCCTTTTTAATTTTTTCATTTTTAGAATTGTATTCTCCAAATAAAGGTATTATCCTGTTGGTGTAAATTTGTCTCAAGATTTCTTTATGTGATTCTGATACTGTTATTAATTCATTGTCATCATCTTTTAAATGACCAAGTAAATAAGCTGATGAAATTTTATACATTTTCCCTTTATGTTCAAATTTTGATTCATTAAAATCATGTTTGAAAAAGAAAGAAGCATAAATAAATTCTTTTACTACCCTACTAATTTCAAAAGAATAATAAATATACTCAATCGGTATATTATTTTCTAATGCGTATAATATAGGATGAATAACAAAACTAAAATCTACATAAGCTGTTTTACCTGTTTTTGGTGGTGCAAATATGCCGTAAATTTTTCCCTGATGAACACCATAAATAGTATCATCAACTTCTTTTATTCCGGTAGATAAACCTAAATTCTGTCCTAATTGTCCTTTTTTAAATGTTTCAATAAAGTTCATTATGAAAAATTAAAGGATTTAACGCCTCTGATTATGTTCAGAAGATTTGATTTACCATCTTTCTCTATAAAATTAGAAAAAGTTTGGAGATATGTAGGATCATTTAATGATTTTAAGTAATACATTGTGCTATCATAAATATCAGCCTGACTGATTTTCTCTTTAACCATTAATTTTGTTACTTTTTCCTTCATTTCATTAAAGTCAGAACTTCTTGAAGGATTCATTTCTACAAAATAATTAGCTAATTCTTGTAACCAATTCCAATCTGTATCTAAGCTAGAATACAATGGTACTTCCCATATTATTTCCCTTTTCATATAATCTCTTGAAATCATTCCTGAAATATAAACTTGTTTTCTTGTAAACTCATCTATTACAGAATGATCTAAATCGTGATACAATGCAGTAAGAAACAATATGGTTTTACTATAATCAATATTAAAAGTCTTGCATATCGTTTTGATTTTTTCGTTGTACATAATTGTTTTTTAAATTTTCAAATCGGATAAACTCAATGCTTAAAGGATCAAAGTCCTTTATACTATTTTTCACCCATTCTTCATCTCTTGTATTAACAACACAAATAATGAATATTTCTCCTCTGTGTCCTTCTTTGAATCTAATTAATCTACCAACTCTTTGTGTTAAAACTCTTGGATCAGAAAAACATTGTACAATGATTGCTTTATCAACAGCATTTAAATTTACACCTTCATTTAAAGCGTCAACACAAGCAAGTTCATTGATCTTATCATTTACAAAATTGTTAAAGTCTGTATGATCTTTCTTTTTTGAATGAAAAGTATGTTTTGATAATTCTTCAGCTTGGGCAATGTTACCTGCAAATATAAGCAATTTATCTGATTCATCAATCAATTTGTCCTTTATAAATTTAGCTATTTCAAACTTTGTTTTTAAGCCTTTTATAAATTGTACACGTTTGATTATCATCATTTCACGACTCTTCTTTGATTGAGGAGTATTCATATACATTAGTTTCCCTATTGCTTTCGTAAGATATTCATATTGTGCTTGTTCTGTAATTTGAAAATAACCATGTGATTTACTACCTGCTTTGATATACTTTTCAGTATTATCTAATCTACATTCTACAATGGTTATTTTATAGGGGGAAACTAATCCGTATTCAACTGCTTTATCAAGAGGTAAATGATAAATTACCTTATTAAGATTAAGTGATTTGAATAATTTGATTTTTAACTTATTAGTTGGCATTGTTGCAGTAAGTAATAGTGTCCTCTTCGGTTCATTAGTAAAAATCTCTGAACGTAATTCTGTAATATTGTGTCCTTCATCAAGTACGAGTAAATCAATGTTCTCATCAGCTACTTTATGAGCAGATGCGTAACAAATCTTTCTTATATTGTTTAACAAATAACCAAGCTTAAACTTTTTAAACTCATTATCCCAATTTTCATCTCTTAATTTTTGTGTAGGAACGCAAATGTACACAACCACATTTGGATTTTGATCATAAAGATGTTTGATATACTGAATAGTAATAAAACTTTTTCCTGATCCTGTTGCCATAGATAATATTCCTGTGCCATCTGCTTCAATAATTGAATCTACAGCTTCCTTTTGTATTATTTCTCTATTCATAATATTTGTTTATTAACTTAATTGTGGAAATGTACATTTAATTTTAAAATCATTACTCATAACATCTAAAAACTCAATTTCTTGTTGAAAATTATCTATTGCTATCATTGTAGCAGTAGCAATAATATCTTCCGTAGTATAAGTGCCTTTAAAATCTTCTTTTAACTTATTAAATACGTCTTTTTGCCTTATAGAATAAGTTCTTGTAATATGAACACTAATATGTTCATCTTGCTTTTCCATTTCTTTATTGTCTTCAAATAAATCACTCATCTTTTTTTTCAATTTTAACTGTTAATCCTAATGCCTCACATATAGCAAGAACATTCAAAAATGAACTACTTGTTGATCCTGTTACAATAGTATGAATAGTGGCTTTATTTATACCAGTCTTCATAAAAATATCTTGTAGTTCAAGTTTTTGCTTTCTTTTCTCTCTTTGTAACAATTTCAGTAGGTTTTTTTCTACTTCTTTTGTCTGCTTTCTGCATCTGTGTAACATTGTTTTCTATTTTGTTAATAATATCTTCACACTCTCGAATATAATAATCATAATTAATATTATTTTTCATTCTTCCCCAATCAAAATCTTTTAAATCATTTGCAGGCATACATAAGTATTCTTTTTCAACCTCAAAATGCCTTATGTGATCAGGTTTTTTTGGTAATGGTGGCATTTCTTTGATAAACTTATATCCTTCATTAGCAACATAGTATCTACAAAGATGTTGTTCTTCATAAAATGTATCATCACTACTAAAAGCAAGTAATTTATCTGTCCTGTTTATTTTTGCTCTTAAAAAGAAATCATATAAATCCTCATGAAGATAAATAAACTTTTTAACCGGTATTCCATCTACAAAATAAGCATTTAATGCTTTTGGAATAATTAATTTAGAAAAGTTTTGGTGAATTTCAGGTGAAGTTAAAAAGTAACTTCCTTTCTTTTTAATACTTCCATTTTCATAAAATGCTAAATAGTTATTTACATTAAGAATAATCATTTTAGAATAATAATTGTATTCCAATTTCATTCTTGAAAATATTTCCCATTCTTTACAAATATTAAGAACTGCTTTCTCATCTTCTATATTGTACATAACAGTAATACCATCAGTATTAGCTTGAACAGTAAAAGTTAAATCTTCTAATTGCTCAATAAGCATACATAATAATAATTGACCATTAACAGTAGTTTTTAAAGTGTAAAATGGATCATATAGATTACTAAATTGAGAATTACTTTTACCATAAGAAGCATTTCTTGACAATTTAATACCTGTATTTTCAATACTACCTTTAGGATACTTTTCTCTTTCTAAACCTAATTCTTCTAATATTGTACAATATTTTTCAGTAAGATGTTCAGGAAAGAATTTCCATTCTTGTGATAGACTTGGATAAAATCCTGAAACGTCTATGTCAAGAATTTTTATCTTATCTGTTTTCTCATAAATACCTGTATCTGCTGAAGCATGTAATCCTCCAAGACCAAAATCAATTTCTAATAATTGTGGTTTAGGAACAATTTTATCATTAATATGATAAATGTTTAAAGTTTTTAATTTTCCTTTTACTGTTTTATTATTACAATAAGGAAGTAAATCTTTAACTTTATCTAATGGTAATTCTGTAAATGCACCTTTAATCTGATTAATTACCTGTTTAGATAACCAATCATAAATTAGATTAAACCTTTGCCCTTTAAAGTTTATAAATGGAAATATTAAATCTTTAAGTTTGATATTTGTTCTTGGTGTTTTTCTATTGGTATCAACACCATATTTCTTTCTTAAGTCGTGTAATATAATTTGTTCACCAATCTTAGCACCATCAAAGTTAGACATATCAATATTATACTTTACTGATAACCCTGCTCTAAGATCTATTTCCTGTAAACTTTTATCTAAAAACTTTTTAGTAGCTATTACATCATTAATACAATACAAAATTGTTTCATTAATTTGATCTTCATTCATTTCAAGTTCCCAATGATAAGGGTTTTCAATAATGTTTTCTACTCTGTAGTTAAACATAATCTCTTTTAATGAGGTTGCTTTTGCAATATTATCAAGATGGTGTATTCTCCTTAAATCAATTTGTTTCAAATAAGGATTTCGTATTACATTGAATTTGGTTACTTTAGAATGTATCAACTTTTGACTTTCAAGATATAAATCAGCAACTAATTTTCTACCGGAAACAGATTGGTTTACATTCATGTATCTTATAAAATTATGTAGTATAGGGTAATCAAATTCAAGATTGTTAAAACCAACATAATATTCCTCTTGATTTTCTTTTAAAAAGTCAAATAATGAATACCTGTCATCTTTAAATTTAGAAATTTGAAATACATGGTTGACTTCTTCTTTTAAAAATACCCATATCATTGAGTATTTATTAGTTTCTGTATCATATACGATCATAATATTTTTCTCTTAACTTATTAATTTCTTGAACTAAACTTGAACTTTCATCTCTTAATTTTTTAAGTTTTAATTGTTTTCGTTGTAATTCCTTTTCTAATTTTATGTGTTCATTTTGTTTTACTATTATATTTTCTATAGTTGGTTCAGAATCATTTAAGTCACTATAACTTGAACGATAAGCATCTTTTTCACTATTATCCAATTTCTTAATAAGTTTAACAGCTTGTTCTTTAGTAGGTTCTTTTACTAATGAAAATCTATATTCATAATGGTATCTTACTATTTCTTCTTCATACCATTCAATACTTACATGTGGCATAATTTTAGTTTTTTTAAAAAGCTTTCTGTTACAGTCAGAAAGCCAAGTGAATGCAATGAAAAAGACAAAACGCTAATAAAAAGACCTACTGTAAACAAAAATTACTGTTTATTGTAAACAATAATTTTCTAAGTCTTATTTCATGGTTATTTTAACCCATTAAGTATTATAGTTGTAATTTCTTCAGGATTTCTAAATACATATTGATCTATTTGTGAAGAATTAATATCTTCTTTATCATATATTTTATAACTTTTACCTGAAACACCTATAACAATACATCTAATAGAAGATACTACTTCATCATTTACAATCTTGTCAGTATAAATTTCATCAATAGGTTTTTGTATTTTTATTAAAGGTATAATTATTTCCTTTATAATTTTTTCTTCTATGTTATTATTTCTCATAATGTAAACTCTATCTCCTACATTACTTTTTATGCTAAAATTAAAGTCTGCCATAATCCCAATTTGTTTTTTATTTAAATAAAAATACCCTTTTGTAGCAAGTCAAAAGGGTACGATAATTATTCCCATAACCGAAAACACTAACATAAATTACTTGCTAAACGAACTGAATTCTAATTTGTTGTTTCATTTTCACGATTGTCACCATCCCCATGAATGGTGTTTGTGGCTCTTCTTTTCATTAACTTGTCATAATTGTCTTGTAAACCTTTGTTAAAAGTTTCAACATCTACAGTTTTAAATAATTCAAAAACTAAATCAGTTAGTAAATTACTAACTATTGAATTATCAATTATTTTACCATCTCGATAATATTTTTTTACCATCCCAAATAGTATAGATGGTTCAATCTCATCACTATAATGTCTTGCAGATCTTCCTCTTGCTACAATACCTTCAAAATTTAAATTCAATTCATTACATAATGCACAAATATACCACATTACATCAAATCTTTCTTTATTGATTTCTGCAATATCAGCATTTTGTTCAACTTTTTCCATTACTTCACCAATCTCATCAAATAATCCAAGTACACAATAAGCAATGCCAAAGTTTTTTACTTCTTGTGGGTAAATTGCTGTCTCTTTGATTATCTGTTTGTATTCTGTTAAATTCATTTTTGTTTAAGTTAATTATTTAAATAAGTCCTTCATCAGAAAAACTATAATATTTATCATCAGCAATTATTATGTGATCTAATACACTAATATCTAAAGTTGTACATGCTTCTTTTATTTTTTTTGTAATTGCTTTATCTTCAGTACTTGGTATTAATGAGCTTGAAGGATGGTTGTGGGAAAGTATAATAGCTTGTGCTTTACAAATTATTGCGTACCTAAGTATTACTTTTACATCTACAACTGTACCTGTCATTCCCCCTGAACTAATTTTTTTTATCATTATAGGTTTATTGGCTTTATTTAAATATAGAACCACAAAATGTTCTACATCATAAATATCACCATTATAAAAATCTAATAATAATTTATAAGAAGATTCTGACTCTTTTATTGGTTCAAGTTCAGATAAATTCTTAGGTCTATATTTAGATATTTGTTCTGATACTTTATCAAAAAATTCATTGTTCATAAGTTTTTATTTAAATTCTCCTTCTTCCCTATCAGGTTCAGAAGGATCTAATTCTATATCATAATTTTCATTATGTATAAAGTGATCACATTTAATATCGTATTCTTTTTTATTAAAGTTGTTATACCATTGGTAAGGTATATTTGGTGTTGCTGTGTATCTATAACATCTTTGTCTCATAGGGCATTCAAGATCTCTACACATTGAGATATCCGGCATAGTATTGTTTTTAATAAATAAAAGATGCCACTTCAATTTCTTAAAGTGGCACTATAAATAAACTACATCAACTTACTAAGTTATCTTTGTTTTTACTTTATAACGTATCCTTTTGTATTTATTGGTTTATTCGATAAGATATCAATTCTATTATTAAATCTTTTGTTCATTATGTCTTCAACAATAAAGTTTTTTTCAATACCATCATAAACTAATTTGATAGTATCACCAAATTCAAATAATACTTTTAAATCTCTACTAATAGCACAAGCATTAGGATGTCCTGTTAAGTTTTTACCTGATGCTGATTCTTTAGGGTTTTTATCTGTTTGCTTTTTTGTTAACTGATAAGAAGTAATACTAACTTCTTGACATATTACATTATTATAATATAATATGTTTCTGAAGTTTTTATTTTCTTCTCTTAATGATTGTGTTTCTTTTGCCATTGGTATAACCCTACACACAATAAACGCTAAAATAGTTATTGTAAGAATGAAAGGTACAAATTGATCTTTTATATGATCCCCCATAGTTATTTACTTACGGTAATTAAATTCCAACCACAATACTTTGTAAGAAAGTCAATATGACCCCAAGATTTATTACCAACATCATAATTAGGACTCATTGTAGGTCCTTCAATAAGATGCTTAATAAGTTTTTTACCGGCATCAAGAGTTAAATCCATTTTCTTTGTTAGAATTTTAATAGATTGTGCTTCAGTTTTTTGTTTCATTTGATTTAATTTTAGTATTGAAAAATATTAATAAATAAATTGCTGTTACAGTAAGTACTGCACTAATAATAACATTTCCTGTTAAAAATCCTACCATCATACCGGCTATTATTGCCAATATAATAAATAAATTTACGATCTTGATTTCATAGTCTTTCATTGTGAAAATTTTGTAAAGTTTTCAATGTTGTTACAAAAATCTAAGAAGTTATCTACTTCTTTTTTTAAATCTTCAAGTGAACCATTATTTTCAATAGTGTAATCCATTCTTACAACTTTCTCAAGAGGTTGCTCTGAAATATGAGTGTCATTTGATTTAATAGAAGATCTTTCTATATTCAATAATATACCATTCCGATTTATAATCGCCATTGCTTCATTTGGAAATCTACAATCTGTAAATAACCAATGAGAAGAAAAACTTCTATATTTAGAGAATATACTTGTTACCCAAAATTCCGAACCCCTTTTATTTCTTCCAACTTCTGTACCTTCATACTGAAGAATTAATCTGTAGTTAACCCAAAAATCTGTTTGATTTTTTGAAATTTGTTCTTCTAATTCTTTAACATCACTTATTATTGTTTTATTACCTAAAAGTTTTTTTAGTTCACTAAAATGTATTTTTACATGATGTTTATAATTAAAATACATGTTTTCTTTAAAATCTTCACTTTCAAGATTTATTCTATTACAACCATAAAGAATTGCAACAGTATCTTTTAATTTATCAGAAAACTTTTTAATTTCATACGTAGGATATATATCTTGTAACATATTAGCAATGGTATCTTTACCTGATCCTTTACGACCACAAATCCCAATTAAGTTTTTCATAATTTATTTTTCTAATTGTTTGCGATATTGCTGCCAACCTTTAAAGTTAGCATAATAGTTATCATCTTCTGTATTCATAGCACAATGTTCAAAAGGACTAAAATGACCTGATTTCAGTAATCTATCATGTAGCTTTAAATCGGCTTCGTAGTTAGATTCCTTACCTTCTTTTCCTACTGTTGTGTAGGATACTCTAGCGCACATGGCTGTTGCTATTTTAATTTTTAACTCATCACACTCAAAAGACGATCTTGCGCCCAAATCTCTTTGTAAAGCAATATAATCAATTTTATCACCATACGGAATATGCCAATCGCCCTCTTCTAATTCTTTTGGAGTACTTTCATTAAGTGCATCCCACATAGATTCAGCCAATGCCATCATGTGAATTTCTGCTTGACCTTCATTCATTTTTAACCAATCTACTTCTATAAAATTAGACATTAGTTCTAAATTTTCAGGATTACTATGTGCCGCAATACAATCTTTTTTACTTCTATGTCTAAAATGAGTATCTACAGGAGAATGATATTGAGGGCATCTCAAATTAAAGAAGTTCTCAAAATCGGTTGCAGTAAGTAGTACTTTATGCCACATAAAAGGTTCAAGAAGTCTGTTGCAAAGTTGTTTAGTAACTTCAATTCTATTCAATTGTTGCGCTCTTGTTAATGCATCATCAAGAGCAGATAGCCATAAACTTATTGCGTTTGCACTATCCCCTTCAGTTAGATATTCAATTCCTTGCATACCTTTATGATTCTTCTGCCATGCAATAGGAATGAAAGGATTATTTTCTACTTCTTCTACTACTTTATTAAATGGTATTGCTCTACTTGATGCAGAGTTTTTTGAGAACATTCTATGGGTATTTAATTCAGCAAGAATAAATCTAGGAAACACCAGCTCCATTGATGTAATCCTATTACCTGTTTTTGATATACTGTCTGCAATTATTTTTGCAGAAATTTGTGTTTTCATATTATTACTTTTCGGACAAAAATTGGTTTTGGCACATTATACATATTTTCAATATACTTCATCGCATTAGCTAAAGTTGAAAATTCAATAGGTCTTTCACTATCTGAAGCTTCATAACCTCGGAACTCTGTAAGTGTAAACCAAAATATCCAAAACCTTCTGCGTTGAATTATAAGTTTGTTATTTGATACAAACATGATTCTAAAATGTTTTTTAAACATAATTAGTATTTAATATAAACTGTTTTAAAATCAGATTTAATATTTGTTCCAACTCTTCTTGCTTGAAACTTACAACTTATTTGTCCACCTCTAAATGTAGAGATTCTTGGACAAAATGAAGATGAAGTCTTTTTACTTAATACATCTCCTTGTGTACGATAGTATTCCCAATGATAAGTGAATTCTACTTCATATCCACCGTTAACAATAGGGGGATTTAATTCACAATCAAAGCCTTTTAAATCTTCTTTTACAATTTTGATATTTCCATTTGATCCTTTCTCAAAGAAATTTTGATCAATGAAATCAGGTTGTGGGTTTTCTATTTGTTCAAATAGATCAAGATCAAATTGTGTAGTATTACATGCAGTAAATGACAGTAATACAAGTCCTAACATAATTACGTTTTTCATATTGTTTTTTTTTAGTTTAGGTATTAACACCCTCATTAATTAAATGGTTCAATTTTTTAAGTTTCTTTTGAATCTTTTCAATTTCAAATTCAATTGTTGCCTTTTTGTTTTGCAAAGTTAATAACTTATTTAGTAATAAAGCAATAACTTCTTCTAAATATCTATTTGTCATTGTATTTAAGATTTTATTCTTAATAACATTTCTTTAGCTTTTGATAATTGAAATTCTAAATTTTTTATGTTCTTTTCAGCTTTTTCAATTAAGTAATTTTTAGCATCTTCAAAAGTATCATGCCATTTAGTGTATGAAGTTTCTTTGCTTTCACGGATTTCTTTTGATCTTTGGACATTATTAAAATCTAACCATTTATGAATGAATACTATTTGTTTTTCAGTTTCTTTTACCACTTCATGTTTAGTAATAGTGTCTCCGTAAGTTGTTTTAAATTTTTCCATTATTTATAAATTATTGTGTAAGGCAAATGAAAACCTATTGATCTTGCGACACTCATGCCTACAATATCAATACCATATTCCCACCATTTGCGTTTTTCGCCTATGGTAATAACGCAGGTTGCAGCTATTATACTTCCTGTGGATAACTGACTTGTTAAGTGGTACGCATCCGTAAATCCACTCAATGCAGTCTTAGAAAGAAAAAATGCTTCAGACATATCTCCTGCATCATAATCTTTGTATTTACGTTTCCAACTTTGATCAGGATTCCAATATCCCGGATCTGCATTTGGGTGTACTTTTTGGAATTGTGGATAGTGATGAAGTATTGTTTGGTTTATTCCATTAGCTACTCCACCTACAAATGCAATACCATATCCCCAAATAGAATGTTTATAGTTCCATTGACTTTTCTGAAAGTCTTTTAACTGAAAAGAATTTTCATCTACTTTGTATTCAATTCCTGTAGCTCTATCAAAGAGCTGTGCATTAACTGTTAAAGTTAATGACAATACTATTAATGTTATTATGTTTTTCATAAGTTTTAAGTTTTAAAGTCATCTAATAAATCCCATATTAACCTTATTATTAATAAAATTAATAATGAAATGAGTGTAATTATTAATATTGCAAAGAATATAGTGATTATTGTTATTATAATTTTCACTTTAGTTTTTTTAGTTATTAAATATTGAAGAATGATCAATTCTCCTGCACAATGTTGTTATTTACCCAAATCTCGAATTGGATTTGCTTATGTTTAAGTATTACAACTACGACAACACATTACTATGTTGAAAGCATTAGATATGGGAATCTAAACGATATTACCTTTCAAACCCATGTTTAAAGAATACACTAACTATATTCTTCAAATGCTGCCACCACATATTTTACTTAGATTATCACTAATATTCCTACTGTTACTACGATGTACAGCTAAATGTACATTGGCCCTCGTAAGTAGTGCTATGTCTAATATTAGTATTTTCAAGTATGCTTTACAATTCTCTACCAATATCTGCGGAAGATAGCAGAACTCTTTTTTATTATTGGTATGAATTATTACTAAAACCTTTTGATTGTATAAAATTATATTATTCTAATTATTTAATATAATAATATACACTAATAGTTTATCTTATAAGATTTGAACTTACCCACATTAATTAGATGTGTACCAAATAAAAGATAATTACTACTAGTTATCAAAAGTAACCAGCTATGTTTGGTTAAAGATTTTAGACAGTTATTATTCTTACACTATAAACTGTCAAATTTGTAGCCTATAAATAGGTATAAAAAGTAAATAAAATAACAGGCTTTGTTTATTACTTTTTATTTTAACTATACTTAACATTTTTTTGCATATTTTTAAAAATCATTAGTTACTCCATTATATGCTAAATGAGAATAGTCAACGTATTTGGATTTACGATATTTATCAAGAACTTTATAATTTTTTTTAATAAATTGTTTAAATTCATCTAATAAGTTTTCAACAATATATAATTGATGATTACAAGTTCCTGTTTTTTTACACCAATTACCACAACTTTCTTTAAAATAACCAGTAGTTTTCATTATATGATTATACCAATAACCTTGTTCTTCTTTATACGGAGCAATAGGTAAACGATCTGGAGTTGGTATAAATTCACAAAATTTCCATTCAATAAATCTACAACATGCACTATAACAATCAACCTTAAAAGGAATACATATTCTATATAAAACGCTAATCTTTTTATAATCTAATTTATCTTGAATTACTTTAAGTCTTTTTTTTTCTAATAAAGCTAAATGTTCTTCAGCAATAAGTTTACTATGTTGTTTTCTATTTAAAGAAATAAAACCTTTTTTTCTAAGTGAGTAACAAGCTTCACTAAGATCAAATTTAGATATATGATGATTTTCTGGTAGATAAAAACTTACAGATGTTACGTTAGGTTTCATATTTATTTGTTTAAAATAAAAATAATAGGCTTTGTTTACCACTGCAATCATAACTACTCAAGGATTAACCCGTGAACTCAATCACTTTTCGGTAAGGCCGTCTATCTTGTAGATATTAAATATGCTAGTATCCTGTTATAGGTTCTTTCAGAGTGTTTAGTAACACACAAACATCTATTTAAGGAATCCCACCTTTTTCACTATAATTGTATAGATACGCTTTCTCGATTGTATTCTACACCAAACTTATTTAGTAGTGTTGCTGTTCATAAACTAGCTTAATTAGTATTTTATAAAATCACTTGTCCAAATTCTAGTGGAATATATTTTATAACTCTAAGTTTCACCTGGTTATGTATAAATCAATGTTTATACTTTCAGAAACGTAAGTGAGCATTACTTAATATACCTCTACAATAAACACAACTGCTAGTACAGTTTATAACAAACCAGTGGAACTTCCTATGCAACATGGTTTTAATGCTTTCAGGATTATGTTATTGTTTATCTTCAAGCAAGTGATTATTTCTTTATATATCTTTCAATAAACCATTCTTTTGCATCAGGAGCTTCAGTAGTTAAACTATTGAATTTTGCTTCACAATCTTTTTGATATTCATTAAGTATGTAAAAAACCTCTTTTAAACTAAATACTTCTGTTTTTGATATTAGTTCTTCAGGAACAAATTTAATATTGTTATTTCTTACTTCAATCATTCCTACGGCATAATTATGCGCTCCCTTACAAATAATTTGTATATCTTTTTTTAGATCCTCTATTGAATCTTTTTCTGTATAATGTTTAAGAGGTGATTTAGCTATCATAGCATTCAATGCTGAACTAGCATAAAAATCATAAATTCTTTCTTCAGTTACCATTGTTTTTTATTTAATGTTATAAACTATCTACAAAAGACCATCTATCCATTGCTTCTTCTAATGTATTATGGTATGTAGTTTTTTTATTTTTTCTTTTTACTGTATAGTAATCATAATTACACGATTTAAAATCTTCATAGCAAGTACAATCTTTCATACATTGACATCCTTTAAATGTTGTTTTACCTGTATGATGATACATCACATTTTTTTCTGTTTCATGTATTATTTTCTTTGCCATGATTATTATTTAATGTTAGTTAATAAAAAAAGAAGATTGCAATACAAAGATTGCAACCTTCAAAATGTATCACTTTTAGTACAGCTTATACGATGCTGATTTGGCACTAAAAGAGTGTTTACAAATGTAGTGTAATCCATAGAAGAGTCGAACTTCTGTTTCATGTTTAAAAAGACATGTGTCCTACCACTAGACGAATGGATCAGTTTGGAGATAATTACTTTAAGGCTTTTCATTATCTCCTGTATATTTCTTATTTTATTATTTTAACCCAAATAAAGCATTTACTATCGCTAGAAAGGGGAATAAGTTTTAAGATTAACTTTCATAACTCTCCGATCTTATTTAACTACTTATTTTAAGGTGTGTAGTATTCGTCAGATAATGTTTATAACACCTGCCTATTTTATAAATGGGGTGTAAGAATCGAACTTACACAAGTACCTATACTAATTTTTATAATTACTACTGCTGTGTTACAAGCAATTATTCATTATTATTAGTTTATGGAATCGAACCGCTCTTGTCCTTTCCCCATTTAATATATCTTTAATGGTCTCCCATATCAGGAAATACATGATCTTCTTCTAAGTCTTGAAAGTGTTTAAAAGGACTTTCAAAGTTATTAGGTTCTTGAAATGTTCTTCCTGATAATCCAAATGGTTCTTTTTTATTGTGAAGTGGATTATCAACAATAGTCACATCAATAGTGTTTGCTGTAAATAATCTTAATACTTCACCAGTAAGTTCATACTCACCATTTGCTCTTTTCTTATCAAGTATTTTAGCAAATAACTGTTCTTCTTTTTCAGGTGTCAAACCTAAAGATGATACGTGCATTGCTGCTTCTAATGCTGATTTGAATTTCATTTTAGGTTTAGTTAATTGATTATTCTTCTTGATAGTCTGGTTCTACAAAATTAGATTCATCTCTGTAGTACTCACACATATTACATTGACAATCTTCTTTGAGATCATCATGTAATATTATTTCAAGTTGCTTTAATTGAAATTCAATTGCCTCATCATAGTTTTCGATAGGCAATATTTGACCAAAATTAATTTGATCATCAGCACCTTGACGAATAAATGATTTAATAAGGTTTACAAGATTGTCTTTATCTACTGTTATCATTGTTTTGAGTTTAAATGATGATTACTACAATTATAATGCACCTCACTTGTAACAGTTTACATCGAACATTAGTGTTCTCCTCTAGTTACAAGTGTCTCATATTTGGGAACTGATTCACTTCATGCTTGATAAACCAAAGCATTGGCTGAAAATCAGGTGGTTTCATATCTTAATAAAGAAGTCACTTTATAACGTATTATAAATGTGTTTCCGTTCAGAATACTTATGCCACATGAGAATGGTGCATTAAATTACCTATTGATATGCCAATAGGATTATAAGATTTTAATCATTGAGTGTACAGAAAGATATGTTTTAAAAATATAATAGTGTGTTGTTACACCAAAAGGCTAGATAGTATCATCAGTATTTACGACCCTACTCTACCTAGATAATAGGTAATTAACCTATCTAATTATTGTATTTATCTCCCGTAAGCTAAGTTCTGTCCTTTTATCAGACTACTTTCATACTAGGAGTACTCACCTACTCTTTAAATGGTGGCTACCTCCAAGCCTACATTCTATTATATTTATTTTTTTAAAAATCACTTGTCCAAATTCTAGTGGAACAACTCTTTCTTGTAGTTTTATCTCGTAGATTAGTCAGCACTCAATGGTGACTTCATACAATAATCGCAGTTACCTTTACAATAAAACACAACTGCTAGTACAGTTTATACATTCCCAATTCGGTCAGGATATACCTGTTCAGCTAACCTTAGTCATAAGCCATTTTATTGGGATTGTACTGTTTTATCTTCAAGCAAGTGATTTGTTTATTAGAAGATGGGTTGCAGATACCTTGTTTTTATTTTTATCAAACTGCTAAGTCTAGCCTTATATGAAACCTTGTTTCAATGCTTCCTACCCATCTTTTTTCTATTAGTTAAGTCAATTGTAATAGGTCTACTCTTTATGATGAGGTCATACTCACCCTTTTAATAAGTCACCTACTAGCCGGCAGTAATTCCCCCTTTGAAAAATTGTTATTAAAGAGCCGGGGGAAATATTACAATTGATTAACTTTTAACTGATTCTATAGTTCATTGTTTACATGTAAAGATGGCATAACAATTACTTCAGGAAGATCCAAAGATGTTTGAATACCTTGTAGGTTATTATACTTTGTAGTTACATTGTGCATTGCAATGTTTCTCAACGCATATAACAAAGCATCCTTATGTGCATTGAAATGTTGTTGATTTGTAGTTGTGTAAGTTGCAGTAATCTTTCTACCATCATCAAATATATCACAATTTAATACACTAAATTGTTTTTGATTAAATGGATTGCTATTAACGGCTACCTTAAAGGTAAATACTTGTGTACCATTAATTTTAATGGTTTTGATTCCAAACATTGTTGTTTTAATTGGTACGTTGATCATTTTGTGTAGTTTAGTTATGAGTTAATATGTAGGGGAATTCCAACCCTTTATTCTGTTGCCTCTTTTATTGAGGTCTTTCAAAGGTTTCTACTAATACACCAAGTTTACTAATAGGTTTGATTTTTGAAATTAAATCTATTGTTTTACCTGTAACATTGTAACAGTAGATTAATCTTTTACCTTTAAATGGAATTGGTCCTGATTTAATAGAACCTGATTCCTTTATGGCTTGGATTATATCCTTTGTGAAAGTATCTAACTTTTTGTTAGAGTTACTTTCTATAGTAAATTTAACATTCATCAAAGATTGAGAGCAGGTATTATAAAGATAAAAGAGTTGTATCCCTTTATTTCAAGTACTATATCATCTTTTACCATCCTGCTCTACTCTTCAAGGTTGCGATCCTTGTTATGTCTGATAGCCATAAATTAAGGTAAAGGCTATATAAATAATGTTGTGGTTTTGAGAGGTTTTGTGAAAGTGGGAATATACCGTGTGGGTGGTCTTTACTACTCTTTCACACTCATTTTTACACAAAAATAAAATTCAAAACCCTTGCTACTATTACGTTTCAGCAATTTACCTTACTTTGAGAACCTTGGGGAATCCCGAAGGGCTGAATATAGTAGTGCAAGATTTAATAGTTGCTAAAATACAGTATGATTTGTGAATATAGTAGATCATAAGTGAATTGATAACCGATAAAAAATGGGGAGCATAAGTGAATATACTCCCCGAAATGGCTCAAGCCTAGAAGATTACCTCTTCTTGTAGTTGGTCAACTACCTCTCCTGTAGAGGTATTAACCGATGGGAAATTATAAACTGCATCCGCAGTTCTAATATCCATGTCTGCCATGCCATCAGCATGGAAGAACAATCTACGAAAGAAATGGTTTCCGTTGTCATCAAGCAACGTGATGCCATCTTTATTCGTACACAACTGTCTAAGAGCGATATGCTCTTCAGTTGTAAGACCTTGCTTGATTGCAGAGTTATCTTCTGCTGTCAAGATGGGTTTTGAAGAAAGAACTCTGTAAATACAAGCTTTTGGCTTGTTTTTCAGTAGAGCATTTACTTGCTCTACTGTAAGGTCACTTGGCAATTTGAGCCATGCCACTCTGTTTTCTTCAGAGGTGTAAGGGGTTTCATCCCCGAATTCATCATCAGAAAATAGAGAGACTGACATACTATTCCCTGCTTTCACAGAGGGATAGTACTTTGTTGTTGTCACAAGCTGACGAATCTCAGCCTGTAGTTTTCCGAATTCATTCTTGGCTACATTAGCACAAGAAATGTTGCCAAAGTTACGTTCCTGACGCATATATGAGTAAATTTATGGTGACAAGAGAATAAGTGCTGTTTAGATAGCAGCACAAAATTTAATAGTTGCTAGAATACAGTAGTATTAGCTGATTAAGCTGCAACCGTAGTTGCAACTTTAATCATTCTTTGACCAACATATACATAGCCTTCTTCAGGCTCTTGGTCAAATTTTATAAGATAGCTGCCTGTCAAGGCAGCAAAGAAAACGTATGCCTTTTTCATGATGAAAGGTGTTTAGTTAAGTGAATAGTTTATAGCAAGATTTAATAGTTGCTAAAATACAATAGACCGAGTAATATTAAGGTTTCCGTTTAACCCTAAAGCATAAAGCTTTTAGTCACTATCCCCTTAATATTAAAACATACATTTATTCTGTTGCCATGAAAATGTATAAAACACCGAGTCTGATAATAGGATTCTTTTAATCTCTATCAATACTCATTAATACTAACATCCTAGACTGTAACAGCCAATGATGTTTCCCTTTTCATCCCTTACTACTTCAGCAGGAACTAATAAGTCAGTTCTATCAGGCAATGCTGATTTAACTAATTGGGAAACAACATAGAATGTACCAAGTTGGTATTTAGCTAATCCTTCTGGATTGCCAAATACTGTCTTAGTTATTTCTACATCATTAACTGTAAATCCTGCATTGACAGTAGATGCCTTTAGTCTTATAAGATTTCCTGACGCAGGAATATCAAATAAGACAGCATTACTGTCTCTATCAAGGATTTGGACAGAATGTGGTGTCATGTTAAATATGTTTGTCATTAGACTTCATAATTTAAACATGAGAAAATTACAATCAACATCAGGCCATGATTGTATTGGCTAAAACAAAAGTTACCACCTGCTTTCTTTAGACGAAGGTGATTGGCTAACTGCATGTATTTAATCCTAAGCATTTCCGAGTTATTTCATCGGTGTCCTTACAAGGGTACATACAGTTATCGTGGTTTATTTGCAACTTATCCACGCTTTAAAAACTAAATGTGGCAGTAGTATGCTCCACATGTTGAATAGGTTGAATCCTATTGTCTCCTTTTTTGATAGAAAAGGTTAAACTTCCATGAGTCCTTATATCATGGTTTGTACTAGATACTCAATAGTTTCCTTACTTACATGGTTCTATGACCACAGCTATTGATACCCCATTTATAGTGATAGGATATCTAGTACAAAATTTAATAGTTGCCAAAATACAGTAATCAATGTAATTAAAAAGAGAAAGGGGTTGCCCCCTTATCTCATGCTAAACTACCACTTTACACCTGTAGTGAATTATCACTACAGTTATAAGTAGACATTCTCCTATGAATGCAGATAGCATCCATAGTGTAGTTATAATAGGTGTGACATCCGCACACCATACTAATACAGTCATTACCACTAATGGTAGTAATGACATTAATAAGATTAAGTTCTTCATGTGTTTATAGTTGAGGGTTATTAGTGAATCAAACAGTTATAGTAGTGTATTATATAAATACCTAGCACACATACAATCTTCCTCATTCATTGATGAAGTCAATCACAAACATGCTAGGTACACTAACACTACCTCTCAGGAATAAATATCTTCCGGCTGGAAAAATACTTATTCTTGAGAAAAAAAGTGGATTTTCCCTTTTGATTTTCTTGTTTTAAAAACAAGGGGGGGTACTTTCCTTTTTTTTTCTTTCATAGGGGTTAATATATAATGGGGCATACATTTACAAATCCTACACAAAATTTTATAATAAAAAATTCTCACACTTTCATGTTCTACACAAAATTTATAACACCCACTAAAATTTTTACCACTAAAAAATTTTTTTCACTATTTTCCTAATACTGTAAAAAACTTTAAAACTCTTGTTAATATACTAATAAGGCAAAAACCTTTATAATACAATTGATAATCAATAAGTTAATCTAAAAACTTGTACTGTATATGGTATTGAGTGTACTGTATATGTGTAACTCAATACTATATAGAGTATTTTTATAACTTTAACACTTGCTTTTTACCCTAATACTTTGTATCTTTGTTCTACAATATAAAAATATGAAAACAAAAACTGTAAGATTGGATAAGGTAGTTAATAACTTTGTTGATCCTGATACAGGAGAGTTATTAGAGTTATCTTCTAATATTAAAAGACATACTATTGTAGTAGATGATAAAGAAACATTTGCTTTTCAGTATGCTTCTATTATTGGAGTATTTAAGGAATTGCATGGAAATGATATTAAGGTACTTACTTATTGTTCATTACATGCTGAAACTAATACCAATAGGATTGCTCTTACAAGACCTATATGTGATGATATCACAAAGAAGTTGAATATACCTTATCAGTCAATAAGAAATTCTTTAGCTAAGTTGGTAGATAAAGATATTTTAATATCTTTGGGTTCTGCTAC